AATGCATATTGGTTGAAAGACACGACTAGGCACCTAGCGGTTCGTACTGCATATCGTGTCAAACTCAAACAAGAAACGCTCACGCATTACAGCCCCAACCAAATACTGGGATGCTCTTGGCCTGCATGCCCCGTGACGGATATTGACATGCTATGCCTAGATCACATAAACAACAACGGCAAGGACGACAGAAAAACCCCAGGTGCAGGTATGTCAATTTACACCCTGCTTCGTACGGGTGGCTTTCCTGCAGGCTTTCAGACCATGTGCTTTAATCACAATCAGAAAAAAGAAATTCTTAGATGCCGAGGCTTGCTATGAGCGACAATCCAACGATTCCGATTTCGGAGGCAGGTTCTCCCTTTATACCCGCAACAACACCAAACATCGAAAGGGCTAATCGCCTTCTTGGCTTGCGATCTCATCCAGGATTTTTGGATTTGCTTCGCCTGTCTCAAACCCTCGTGCAAGATGCTGCCGACACTTGTGCTGATTTTGGTGGATGGGATTCACAACAGATCATCGTCTTAAAGGTTCGCATGCAAGCCGCAAAAGAAATGCATCAAGCCTTGATCACACGCATGCAGAACGCAATTCAAGCGGGACTTGATGAAGCCAAGGCGACGCTCCCAACTATGCCCGCGATGACCGCCACCGAAATGATGGATCAAGGGGACCTCGTTCGCCAGCATGTCCTGCAAAACTTCGAGACGATGGATGCCGACCAGCGTTCGCCTGGAAGCTATTGATCTGCTGAAATCTTATTACAGTTTTAGACTATCCATTCCATAAGTGAAGCGTATTTTCGAGGAGCATACCACCATGAGCACTGATGCACGCACTATCCCGACGAACGAAGAACTGACCCAAGCGATTCTCGCCTCTATGAACCCTGCCGATATCCGCGCAGCGGTGCAGACTGAACTGGCGAAGCAGGACGCCACGGCTGCGACGGCTACTGCCGCCCAGGCGGCGGCGGACAAAGCGGCTGAAAAAGAGGCTGCCGACGCTGCTGCAGTTGGTGAAACATCTGTGCTACTCTCGCGTACCGAGACTATCGGTGGGCACGAATTCACCTTCAAAGCGCTGAGTGAAGTTGAACTGGATCGCGCTGTTCTCAATGCATACAAGATCGCATACGCAGTGCAGCCGAATGAAGCGGCTCCCGTTGTGCCTGTGGTTGATCCCGCCATCGCCGCGCAAGCTGCGGCTGCCGAGGCGGAAGCCAAGATTGAACTGGAATTGAAATTCAAACGTGGTGAAATTACCGCAGCCGATTACATTGAACAATCGGGCGCGATGACTGAATACCTCGCCAAGCAAGGCGTACCTGTTGCATCTTTGAAGGCTGTGATTGAACAGAACGAGAGCAACAGAGAAGAGCAGTCGTGGGCGGCTGCCGCTGAAGAATTCCGAACTGGTCCCGCAGGGCATGACTGGCCTGGAGGTGACCAGAATTTGAAACTGATCGGTCGCGAAATCGCTGCGCTCGAGTTGACGGAAGCGACAGATAAAGTCGCCGCGCTGGCTCAAGCGTTTCAATCAATGAAAGCAAGCAACATTGTGTTTCCATACACACCGCCTGCTGCTGTTGCAGCCCCTGCTGCTGTGGTTGCTCCTGCTGCGGTTGTGACTCCCGTAGTCCCCGCGCGCGTGGCGGCATCGTCCTCTTCGCTCTTCGGTCAAAGTTCTGGCGTGAGCGGCGGCGCTGCGGCACCTGCTACTCCGACCAGAACGGATGCTGAAAAAGCAGCGGCTACGCTTGCGGAAAATGCATCACCGCAAGAGATCATGGCTGCGTGGAAAGACTCGCAAATTGCGGCTGGAAAACATCCTGACGCGGCGCTGTATGAAACGTATAATCGCAAGTAGGCGTAAAGATTTCTCTTGACAGTTTTATCGGGCAAGAGTATCATGAGTTTGGTGTCCTGATCCGACACCATCTTTTAGCCGAGACGAGGGGCTGCCCTTAACAGCCCCCCGCTCAGGTTCCTTTAAGGGAGGAAACGATGGCAGCAAAAGGTAGCAGGAAACCACGAATTTGCAAGTGCGGCGAGATAGACCCCGAAAAATTTCATTCAAGAAACGCGGGCATCTGTCGGCAATGTGTCTATGACCGCAGAGCACCAAAGGTGCAGCAGTATACCGTGAAATCCAGAACTACTATTAAAACAGATGTTCTATCTCATTATGGTCCGCAGCAAAAGATGCAATGCTCTTGGGCAGGGTGTGAGATTACAGATATTGACATGCTTGTGCTCGACCATGTGAATGACAATGGGGCGCAAGAGCGCCGCGCCGCCTTTAACAAAGATAAAGGGCATGAATTATATCGCCGATTACGCAATGAAAACTACCCTTCAGGATACCAAACCCTTTGCTGTAACCACAACCACAAGAAGGAAATTTTGCGAGTGCGTGTGAAGTTTTAGACTATCTGTTTCATAGATAGAAGGCTGTCCTTGAGCAAGATACCTTCCGAAAAATCCCAACTGGGGATTAAGAGGGTACCTATACGATTTTGCCGCCTGGAGTCCAATCTACAACGCTTGCTGCTTTCCCGCAAATTGCCTATGATCGCACTGCGATCCTTGAGTGGCAGCTCAATACTCCCTTCTTAGAGGAATTGTGCGACTTCCGTCCTCTGCCCCGTCGGTCGGGTCGGACGCTCCAGTTCTACGGGCAGACCCCGTTCGCTGCTGCGACCTACGATCTGTCCGAAGGAATCCCTGGACCGTCGCTCCAACTGAACCAAGTGTTCAGCGATGCTTTCGCCGACGAATACGGTGACTGGATCAGCATCTCGAACGTCGCCCAGCAAATGTTCCTCGCGGACATCACGCTGGATGCCAGCCGCAACCTGTCCTATCGCGGCGCGCTGACCAGCAACCTGATCGCGATCAACGGCTTTGAAGCCGCTGCAACCGCCCAGGCTTCTGCCCGCATCGATTTGCTCGACAACGAATTCATGCTTTCCAACACGATCCGCAAGTGCGAATCCCAGTTGATGGGCAACGCAGTTCCTGGTCGCGATGGTGGGCTCTACACCTCGGCCATGCACCCCTACGTCGTGTACGACTTCATGTCAGACAACAGCGCAGGGTCAGCAGTCGACACACTCAAGCGTTCGGAAGCTGGCGCGTCCGTCCTGAAATCGGACATGACTCGCGGCTACACCGTGCTGGAGTGGAGCGGCGTCCGCATCATCCGCACGCAGACCGTGCCGACTTACGCCAACTATCCCTCGACAGGGAAAACGGGCTACGCGACTTATGTTGTAGGTCGTGAAGCAATGATGGCGAGTGAGTTACTTGGTAACAAGGTCCCGCGCAATCCCAGCTTCAAGGTGAACGTGAAGGCCTTCGGCGATAACGACATCGATCTTTCGAACCCGATGTTGCAGACACGAGCAATCGTGAGCTACGACTGGTTCCTTGGCGTTGTGGCCCGACCGAACACCAATAATACACCAGGTTTCCGCAGGGTTCGCGGCGAAGTGAGTGCTGTCTAGTATATTCTGACTTTCTCTTCCATAAGTAGGGAGAGAAAATGGGTCAACGTAAAGGGTACGTTCCGTCCGAAGAAACTCGGCGGAAACAAAGCGAATCGCTCGCAAGAGCATACGCAGAAGGTCGGATGGTTTTAGCGGGTGCCGCACTCCAGCAATCGCTGAAACCGAAAAAATCCGAAACCGAACGCAAGACTCGCAAACTTGAAACGCAGCGAGACTGGCGGGCGAGACATCCAGAAAAAGTGGCGGATTATAAACGAGATCAAAACGCCAACCGATATGGATTGACTCGCGAACAGTACGAAGCACCGCTTTTGTGCGACATCTGCAAAAGACCCCAACAAGGTCGATGCAAACTTGCACAAGACCATAGGCACGGATGCTGTCCCGAAAAGACAGCCTGTGACAAATGCAGACGCGGCAGGCTTTGCACAAACTGCAACACGCTTCTGGGCTCGGCTCATGACAGCGTCGAAATTTTAGAATCGGCAATTTCGTACTTGACTTCGTTCAAGAAAGTTTGAAAAGGGAGAACTACAGTGTCTAACGCATCCACAATCCGTCGGCAAGTTAGCGGCACCCAGCAATTGACGTTGGCTCCGCTCAGCGGAACCGTTATCACCACCACAGCGACTCCGTTCTCGTTGAACAACAACGCGCTGACTCTGACTGGCGGCGGGATTATCCCTCTGTCCGCTGGCGTCACGGGCTTGTATTCGGGAACTGGTCAGGTCATTTGGATTCACGCCGCTGGGACTATCACAGGCGCAACCCCGACCACAACCACGTTGCTGATCGGGTTGTATCAAGTTCCGGCTTCGGCCCTCCCGCTGGCGTCGACGGTTGTCACAACTGCCAACCTCGTCACCGCAGGCGCGACCTTGATTGGCGCAACGGCAGCACTCACAGTGGCATCCGCATCAGATTCTTGGTCGTATGATGCTTATGTTCAGTTGAGCGCGAACGGCGAACTGGATGGCTGGTACACAGCGCAGATTTCCAACGCCACCACGACCGCAAAAACAGCCACCACGGTGGTTGCGGGTCTGGTCGGTGAAGCTGATTTGAACTTCGTTCTTTCGGCGACACTCGGCGCCGCAGAAACTGGCGTCATCCTGAACCTGAACGAATTTTCACTGAACTTCGTGTAAAAACGGCTCGAACATCATCTTCGGGCGCAAGCCCAAACAGATGCCCTTGGGACTTGCAATTCTCAAGGGCATTTCTATTTTCGGGAGGCAAGACCATGTCAGGACTACTTTATAACGTCGGCGGGTTTCACGCCCAAGGCACGGAGATTCATGGCGTACTGATTTCTGAAGAGCAGGCAACTTTTGGAACTGAGCCGACTCCGAACAGCCAGTCTCTTCTGCCCGCGCAGATTCAATCGCAGATTGGGACTGCAGTCGTGGCAGGTCAGAACCTCACAGGGCTCTATCGCGCAACAACATAAGGGGACAAAACCATGGCAAAAGTCACACCAAACATCGGCGTAGGAACCGCGTCACTCGCGTCCGCGTTGATTACTCCAGGCTGGCCTCTGGCATCCGTGCCTGCGTCCAACCCTATCGCGGGCAATCCTGGGACGACTCCGGGCATGAACACGACCGACGCTGCGGATTTACTTGCTGCGGCAACACAAACTGGACATCAAAACGATTCTGTGATATAAATGATTTCGGGCGTGTATGTCAACGGGAGACGACCTGCTTTGCAAGCAGGGGATGCGAGTCCGATTCTCGCCATGTCCACCAAATTTGAACTGGGTCGTGAATCCGAAATGTGCCGATGGTGGTAACGGACGGCTTTCCCCAGGTCAACGGTGTAAAACACCACGGATGGCGCGCGGCGGCAAGAATAGGTTTCGGTAACCGGGCCGTCGCGCAGACCATCACTATTTTGTTGCAAATCCCCCTGAAAGAGGTTATGATGGGGTTATGAAACGAGTACCGACCGAGCACGACAAAGTTAAGAAGCATGAGTGGTACGTTGCACACCAGACCTTATGTATTCAACGCACTAAGGACTGGAGGAAGAGTAATCCAGATGGTCGGCGCAAGCGCCGCCGAACAGCGCGAGGCGTGTTAAACGCCACTGGAGAGACGAAAAAGGCCCCTTGTGAGATTTGTTTACGAATTCTGCAGCTTCGTCAGGATCATAACCATAAGACAGGTTTACGACGCGGCTGGATTTGCTCTCGCTGCAATTTGATGTTAGGTTGGTGGGAGATTATCAAGCAAGAGGGTGCCGCTGGACTGCTTGAATCTTATAAATTGAAGTACTAAAATATCATGGTCGGGTAAGTTTCACGCAGGGTTCCGACCAAACTGGTGCGAGGTGGAGCAGTCTGGTAGCTCGGTTGCCTCATAAGCAACAGGTCGCTGGTTCAAATCCAGCCCTCGCAACCAAATTTTCTAAGCGGGACTAGTGTAGCGGCTGCACGTCAGTCTTCCAAACTGAAAGCCTGGGTTCAAACCCCAGGTCTCGCTCCATATTTTGATTGACAGCGCGCGCGGCGCGCGGTATGATGAGTTTGAGCCCGATTCGTTCAGTGGCAGGACGCGGAGCCTGTACCTCCGAGACTGGCGTTCGATTCGTCGATTGGGCTCCAAATTGAGGAATGAAATGTGGAATGAAAATCAGGCGGTCAATCCAATAAACCTGACCCCGTCTCGTGAATTGATTGGCTGGCTGATCCGTCACGGCGAACTGACCGACATGTCGGTGTGGGATTCGTGGGGAGACCTCGACCTCTCCGAAGAAGGTCGGCAGCAGGCAGAGAAAGCCGCACAGTGGCTCTCATTTGAACGCATCGGTCGTGTCATTTCCTCCGATGTCCCTCGCACCATGCACACCGCACAGTACCTCATGGAAACTGGCTGCGTGTGCAGCCCGTACATGGCGTGCGATTCAAGTCTCCGACCATGGTTTGTCTCCGACTTTACGGGCAAGGAAAAAACCCCCGAGCGACTTGCGGATTTCCAAAAATATATGGACGATCCTGACTTGGTCATTCCAGGCGGCGAGAGCCGCAACCAACTAAAGGCTCGCGTGCAGGTGGTTTTTCAATACCTGCTGGCTCCATATCATGGCTTGCCGACCGCTTGCTTTATCCACAACTCCGTGATCAAAGCGTTAATGGGTCTTGACAACGTGAAAGAAGCTTGTTCTCCTGGTGGCATAGTCGGGGTGTACCTAGACGAAAAAGGGGAATGCAGTTTTGAAGTTTTGCTGGGCAAAATCGAAACAGAACTAGGAGTGAGCTAATGTCGACACCATCTTCACCGTTTATGGATCACGCCGCACCTGTCCTAGCTGGCGATCCTGCCCTGACAGATGAACACCGGGCTGATTTGTGGGACGCGTTTCATGGGTCTAAGAGCCCGAATGAACTGGTGCAGAAGCTGGCACCGATGGCGGTTCCCGACGACACGAAGCATCGTCTCTTCCAGGCGAAGCAGGCATCTATGCCTGTTCCTGCGACTGCGGACAAAGTCACCTCTGCTGTTGACCACATTGCCCAACTTGACCCCCAAAAACGAGAAATCGCAGAAGCGCACCCAAATCTGCTTAAGGCGTTCACAGCCCCTGAAAAAGCGCCTCAGGAAGCCGCAGGAGCGACGAACGGTTCTGACAAGGGTACGAAGACCCCCAAGGCTCCAGCGACGCCCCTAGCGCCACGATTGGACGGGCAGCCCCATCTGCCGCCGATTGATGAATCAATGCACCGCATTTTGGCTTCTGACGGAGGCATTCACGACATTCCGAGAGAACGAATTGCGGACGCTCAGAAAATTGATCCGAATCTTCATGTGTTGAATCCTTAATTCGAAGAGGCTCTGTGGCAGACGAACCGATACCGACACCAGCGACTCCCGCCGCCGCACCCCCAGGTAACACTGGCGGTGCAGGTGGTTCTTGGGATGAGCCATCCGCACCCGAACGATTCATCCATAATGCCGCTACAGCCGTCGTCAACGCCGCTAAAGGTGCAGCGGGCATGGGCAAAGAGATTTTGTTCCCCGAAGGCGACACCGAAGTAAAAAAAATTAAAGACATCGCTCACAAGTTGGTTATTGATCCTGCAGCCGCCATGGAGATGAAGGCGCGCACAGCCAAAACTCCTGCCGAGAGTATTGGATATTCAATCGCAGAAGGAATCCCCCTCGTTGGTCCGTACGCCGCGCAAGTGGCGGAAGAGACAGGTAAGCAGGCGGGTTCAGGCGATATTGCGGGCGCGGCAGGCACCGTCGTGGGGAACCTCCTCGCGATAAAGGCAGGCGACAAAATATCGGAACCGCTCGGCGAAGCCGCCAAGGCAGGCGCTGAAAAAGTTGTATCACGCACAGGAGAACTCGCCAAACATGTGATGGAAGATACAGGCGAAGGCATTCATCAAGCCGTCACAGCGACTGCGCCCGAGGGCGGCCTCGAAGCAGGCTTTGCAAAACTCGGCGGCAA